TCGTTGTATGTCAGTTAAAAGTAATGCCCACTCCAATTTAGAGGTGCCCAAGAAGTGCATCCAATCTTGATGACCTTTTTCCAACAAGCCATCAAACTTCAATGCCACTAATCTGCGTAATACAAGGTCCACATCACACATGTTCTGCCCACCCATGGCCCAACCGTTGAATGGCCGTTCATATTTGGTCGGATCGCAGAAGTCTTTCATTTGTTGATACCAATCTTCTGCTTGTGCGTGATTCTCGCCTTGTAGCACGTTTAAGAATTTACAGTTACCGTTACGATTTTTGATCCAGTATTCGTTATTATACTTGGTTGCACTAACCGCTTGATCATAACTAGCAATGCCACTGTTCTTAGCACCAACTGGACTACGAGCAACCCAAGCTGGGATATCAAGTACCATGCCATAATCCATAAGTGCGTCCATCCAAGTTAACACTTGACTACGTTTCTTTTGTGCCGCATCCAGTTTGGCTTGATACAGTTTAACATGGTCAACTTTGGTATACTTGGGATTGCCATTCTTGTCTGTTTTAGGATGACCTGTTGGATGTACTTGTGGTACTAGTTCGATACCTTTTGCAACAGCTTCAGCCATGCGTTGCGCAACGATTGGCCCAGTAGGATCGTTCCATTCGCCTTCCCATACACCTTTACCAATCTGGAAACCTCCAGAGTCGCCTAGTACCCAACTAGTTGTACGGTCTCTGTTACGAAACATATCTTCGCTTGGATCAGGTTTAGTCAAATCCAAGTTGGCATGTCCAGCTGAATACAAGCAGTGGTCAAAGTAAAATGCCGCATTAGGATTCAAATAATTCATTGCCTCTATACCTAGAGGCCCAAAACTCTTGGGAATACGTGCAGGATCTACATAATTGCTATATCGTTGTTTGCCGATATATGTACTATAAAAACCAGACGTTGCTGGTAAAAAATATGCGTAATCGCTCTGATGTGCTGTTAGATTCTTATTCATGTTATCCTACTAAGTGCTGGGCTAATACCATGCAACTGATCCATGCCCAAATAGTATTAAATCCTACTAGTGTTGGCAACAGTTTCTTTTCACTAGCCCATATAAGTGTTAGGCTTGTTGCTAGAGTAAAGAAATACAACCACCAAATGCTAATACCAAATATCAAGCCTGGAATAATGATACAGGCCTTGGCCGCCCAACTGGCAAACTCTACAGTATTGTAGTCAGTCCAATATTCCTTTTTAAACCACATGCTATAACATTCTTTCATTTTGGCAAACCCTATGTGATTATATACTAATCCACATAACACTAAAAAAACTACACATGCTGAAAAAATCTGTGTTAAATTCATACTATCTCCTCGATCGTACTTCTTGTACGATTTGACCTATATCATTTTTTGAACGAACCCGTTCACGATCTAAGTACTCACACATTTTAGAAAGACGGATAACTTGTTCCTTTAAGAACTGTATCTGTCTTTCTAGTTCAAGTATTTTTGGATCTACTTGACTCATTTAGCTTGCGCTGGCAAAATATAATTGTATTCAGCCAATCCACTGTTTACTGTAATTTGTAATGCGCCCGCATCACTAATACGCATGATACAGTCACCGCTCAAGTTCAAAATGCTTTGCACTTGACTAACTGGCCATGCCCAAGTCTGTTTTAATTTGCCTGTAACACCTGCTTGGAATACAAACGATCCAGCGTGTGTTGTTGCATCACCGAAACTAAACACTAGATTATCATCTTTGGTTGTTACTTGGAAAGTAGTTTCTTCAGTGTGTGCGGCCGCCTGATACTTTAACTTTTGAATACTGGCCACTGCTGGTTCAAATTCAATGTTCCACTGTGCGCCTTTGAACTTGACAGTTTTCATTTGTTCGTTAATGATTTCAGCGTTCATAAAACGATAGTCGTTTTTAAAGTCGCCGAACGCATTTTCAAAATGCAAGCCAGTTGGAATGTCTTCGCCGTTGCGTTGTTGTGTAACCACTTCAATACTTGCACCTTCTTTGTATTCTGGACACTTAAGATGTAGGTCTAATTTGTTCAAGTTAGGCATACCAAATGTGCCGTCAAATTGACCAACTGGTTTATTTGTCTTGGCTTGCAAAATAACACTACGGTCTTCTGCCATGCCTTCGATAATTGTTTCTTGGTCTGTGCTAGAAATTTTAACCAACGGTAAAAATCCTAGACTATGCGTATGTGCTACTAAGTCCTGTAAAATATCTTTCATATGAATCTCCTTATGTGTATTATATTTAGGTTTTTGTTTAAAGTCAAGAGTTTTTTCTTACTTTATTGTTGTATTGGATAGATGATTCTACCAATGTTGCCGGCATTCCAATAGTGTTGGTCCACTGCAAAAATGCTTTGGTGTCTTTGGGAAAACATGCACCTCCCCATCCTCGCTGTCCATCTGGACCCGGTACTAGTGTATGCCCTGCTCCAATCCTAGCGTCCTGACTTACAATGTGTCTTACGATATCGTAGTCCATTTTGTTGTTATCACAAATGTCTGCTATTTGATTAAAGTAACTGGCCTTTAGGGCAAGGAAACAATTTACAGTATATTTGATCATACACGCTTCTTCCTCACTGCATTGAAAAATCATTTTGCAATTGGGCAATGTGGTAGTAAATAATTCGTGCCAAAATCCTTCTGGATCTTCTCCACCTACGATAATATATTTTTGATTGGCAAAATCTGCCTCAGCACTATTAGCCCTTAAAAATTCAGGACTGTAAACAATACTGTGATTTTCGTAAATCTCTTTGAACCCTTGTACATTAGGAGGAGTTAATGTACTTTTAATCATAACAGGCATAAAAAATGGAACTACATCTAATACATTGGCAATATTGTTTACATCACAAATACCATTTTCGGTAGTCGGAGTAGACACGCAGACGATAATGCCGTCTGCATCTATATGGTCTGTGATTCGATTATCGTTATATTTTGGATCGATAATGACTAGTTCGTGTTTAGTTTGTAACGCACTAGCCACCGCCCTTCCAACAAATCCGTATCCTGCAATTATAATTTTCATATTAAAACTCGAATAGTGAATTAAAAGTATTCTTTTCTTCTGTGCTACGAACGTCCCATTTCAATACGCCAATTAAGTTATCTAATTTGTTATCAATAATAGTCTGTTCCATTTCTTCATGATCAAACGGCATGTCTTTAAACCATTGTGGCAAACGTAATTCGTCTACAGGATATGCGACTGATGTAAATCCCATAGGATTTTGTTTTAGTTTACAAACAATAACTTTTTGCCCGTCTGTGATATTCATACTGTACTTGTCACCAAACATACGTTTTAATGTATTCCAGTTAATACTTGCACGAACATGTCCAGGCATATTAGCCTTACCTGCTTTTTCTTCTTTAGCTTGATATTCAGTAACTTTGTTGGCACGTTTTGGACTGCCTTTCTCCCAACCCGGCCTACTTTTAAATCTCAATCTAAATTCACTGATATGTGCTAATACATCTGTTTCGGTGGCTCCTGTTAAGACCTTTTCAAGTACATCGCTCAAAAAGTTCTGAATAAATTCCGGCGTATCACTACGCTTCAGATCCAAGCCCATGGCCTTGATCTTACCAGGTTTGCCATCTACGTCTGCCCGTTTGCCTTCCTTGTCATAGTACAGCACGGCATAACGCTTTTTGGTAATAAACAAACTCTTACTACCCACAATCTCACGACCCGCTTTGATAACTTCACCGCGTGTTTTTGGCACGTGAAATGTATCCAACATAAACTGCGGAAAAGTTGTATTAACTTCTTCGCCGATATTATCATATAATGCAATTACATTTTCTTTGGTCCATTCGATGTTGCCAGCATCAATATCTTTTTGTAGCGTCTTATACGCTGAGAAGTAACACGAGTCAGTATCGCCATAGATAATGGCCTTGCCGCGATAGTCATAATCTCCAGCAACAATCTCATTCACTTTGGCCGCCATGTGTTTAACAATCTGACGACCTGTCAGTGTAGTTGACTGTCCAATACGCTTGTCAAAGAATCTACAGCCGGGATTAAGAATAGCACCATACAAACTATTTAGGTTAATCTTCTTAACTAGCTGACGTTTATCCCAGTATTCTTCTTCAATCTTGTTACCTGTCTTAATACAGTCTTTAAGTTTGGCCTGCATCTCTTTACGTTCAGCATACCAACGCTTTAGCAATCCAGGAATGATACCTTCCTTCTCGTAAGTAAAGATAGTGCCGTTAGCACTTAGTACCCAGGGTTGATGACTGTCAAATATTAACTTATACACTTCTGCCGCACTGATGACATCAGTTTGTCCGTTTTCCCAATCGATAGTAATATCTGTGCCAATCTCTTGATTCATCACAGCAGTATATTCCAATGAACCAAAGATACCTTCCCACGATGCCGCAAAACTAGAACCTTTAGCCATCTTGTTATCGATGTACTCTTGAGTCATAGTCTGACGTAGTTGGCCAATAATAGTTTCCGGCCCCATGTTAAGCGCACGAATGGCACTGGGATAAAGACTGTTAATGTCTAAGGAACCAATCCAGTCATGAATGCCTTCTTTAGGATAAGCAACATACGCACCTGCGGCCGCTGTGTTTTCTTCACGGTCGTCCATCTTGGTACGATTGGGTACTTGCATGTTACGTCTGTGGGCTTCGTTAATGATGGCCTGTTCAGTCACAGCCACAGCACCCATTGTGGTTTGTAGCAGTACTGTGTTTTCATGCGCCAATGTATTGGCAAGGTCTAGGAATTTAAGCTTCTTGTCTAGGCGATCAAGAAGCGCACAGTCTTGCCTGTTGTATTCAATGAATTTTTTAAAATCATGATTATAAAGTTGATCCAGTGTGCCTTCGTATTGTGTTTTACGTTCACCCAGTTCATATTCCGCAATAGCATCTAATCTGTAGCTGTGACGTTCTTCATATGTGTATTTGCGATACAGTTCAAGACTATCCAAGTGTACACGACCTACCAGGTCATAGGTAACTGAATCTCGACCAAACTTTTCATATTCTCTGCGTTTAGGATATTGATCAAACAAACAAAAACGACGGGTATCATCTTTGCTTAGTGACTTAGTAACACGATTGACAGTATAGGGAATATCATAACCTTCCGAATTCCAACCAGTTAAAATATCTGCATCTTTAATCAAGTCTAGAAATACATCCAGCATCTCCGCTTCTGTTTTAAACAGCATGGTATTTGGAAACTCTTCCACCATGGCTGTAGCTTGTTCCATGGTCAGCGTTTTAGGCGGAACTGCCAAACACACCATAGTTTCCATCCACTGTAGGTGAACAGCGATAGCAGTAATAGGCATAAACGCATCATCTGGTGTGCTATAGCCTCGTTCTGGATCAAAGTCCACCTCAATGTCAAAGAACGCTACATTTAGTTTAGGAGCGTCTGCATTGAGATAATTTTCGCTAAGTGTTACAAAGATTGGATTGATATCTGATTCAAATAATTGTTTACCTGAATTGATTGCTTGTTCTTTGCGTAGTTCTTTGGTACTTTTGACTACAACTTTGCTTAGAGCGTCACCGTAAATTGAAAGATACTTTCCGCGGGCGTCTTTATAGTAAAATGTGTGGCGTACAGGAATGTCTCTGAATTCCCTTTCACCTTTCTTGTTGCGTTCGACCACTTTAATAACATCGTTACTACGGTCAAACCATGCGTCTACATAGCTCATTAGTTCTCCATATGCAATTTACGGCTTGCAAATACCTCGATGCGGTTTATGGCCCGCCAACCTTTCATATAATATTTATTAGATACGTTTTGTGATATCTAAAATAGCTTCAATTTCTGCCCAATCTTCATTATGCGCAGTCCAATCACCTTTGTGTGCAATCTTGATAGCACGATTAATAACGCTGGGTTTCACATTGAGTTCTTCTGCCACTGCCTTAACTGTTTCTTTCAAGCCTTCTGATAAATCTTCAATTTCGCGAAGTACTGTAGAACCTTCACTAATCAATCTTTCTAGTTTTGCCTTTTCTTCTGCACCGTATGAACGTCCTGACATGTAAGTCTCCTTAACTATAGCCTAATTATATACTAATTATCTATGTAATGCAACCTTTAGAGGTGGAAATGGCAGAAATTAATCTGCCATTTATTTAATTAATACCTAGCGTTTAACCAATTGTCTGCGTTGCCTTTGTTGTTGCTGTTGGTAGCGGCTTTTGGCGCATCACCTGAACCCATGCTGTTTGGCACATAGTTGGCCTGTTTGAATAATTCGTCTACTTGAGTCTTTAATTCATTAGTGATATCATCGACTGGATACATAGCAACCAATTCTGTAATTAATTTTTGTAGTTTAGCACCGTTGGCTTGTATTTTACTTGTTTGTTCAGTCTTTGCTTTTGCATCAGCGTCCGCTTTGGCTTTTCTTTCAGCTTCTTCTTTTTCTCGTCTAGCTACTTCTTCTGCATCTACTTTTTGGTTAGAGTCGCTACCGTTGCTGTTAGGATTGGGGTTGTTATCTTGATTTACAAAGTAAGCACCGGCTACAAGTCCAGCCATAACTAACCACCACTTGTAATTCCAACCAAATTTAGCAACTGCTCCAATTGCACCCAATGCGACTACTGTTTTAGGAAATTTAGCCGCCATTCTTGCCATTATAGGAGTTTTAACTTCCGCGGCCGCTAACTTAGTTAGTAGTTTGTTTTTTGTAACTTGTGTAAACGTACCATTAGCTTCTGCTCTAAACCAATTGCCTGCCTTGTCTTTAACATATTTTACACCTTGTATTTCAGCAGATGCAACTTGTTTACCAGCATTAAATGTCACTGCTCCTGCTCCAGGTGCTGGTGCTGGTGCAGTTGTTGGTGCAGTTGTTGGTGCAGTTGTTGGTGCAGTTGTTGGTGCAGGTACTGGACGTGGGCTACCTAATAATTTCCAATCTGCTTCTGCTTGTTTTGCTAAATCTGTTACGTCTGCTCTTCTTTGAGTGGTAGTGTTTATCCAAGTCTTTCCGTCGGTGCCTGGAACTAGTTTCCATGTACCTGAGTCAATACCTGCGGCTCTTGGCCCAAGCGTTACATTACCAAAACCAGGAGTACCTCTCGCGGCTATGACAATTTCGTCTGCTTCTTTGCCAGCTATTTTTTCCAATGCATACAATGCCTTGGCTTCGGCAGTACCAATTCCAAATCGAGCCGCAAATCGACTTAAAACTCCTAACCCGCCAAGATCTTTACCTTCATCAAATTGTGACAATTTATCACGCAAGTAAGTCATACGTTCTGTATCTGACATACTTGAATAAATTATAGATTCGTTAGCGGCCGGAGCTTGAGCAGTAACACCCAATACTTTTGCCACATACTCGCCAGCTTGATTAAGATCTTTTGGAAGTTTAGTTTTTAATTCTGCCATGTCTTTAACACCGACCATAGCAAAGAATTCTTTCATAGCGGCTTGTTGTTCTGGCCCTCCTTCTGCTGAAGCATCAGATGTTACAGTAGTGCCAGAGGTATCTACGTACGACTTACCGCCTGCAGATGTGTTAGAAATAGCTGTGCCTTTTTGTTGAATAGTATTTGCATCATCAGGAGTTAGTACGCCAGTTGGATTTACGCCCACAGATTTTTGTACTTTTTTAACGGCATCTGCATCTTTTTTAGTCATTGCATCGCCGGCATATTTTGCATTGTGTGGAACACGCAGATACTTATCGCTTGCGGTTTGTGCCGCGATCCCTCCTACAACTTTTGCTGTACCTACAATCAATCCACTGCCAGGAATAATAGCAGTCGATCCTATGGTTCCTGCGGCGTTTCCGGTGAAGTACCAAACAGGACTACGTTTCTTGGCCGCTTCGCTGGCTTCTAATTGCTTTAATAATTCATCACCGTATTTTGTACCTTTGTACATGGATATTATTTTGGCAACAGCATTGTCGCTCCAACCAAATGTAAGTCCAGCACCAAGTCCGCGACCAAACGCTTCGATATCTTCTGTAATAATGTATTCAACAGGGTTTCCGTCAGCATCATAATAAATGTGTACTGCGCTAATGCCGTTATTTTCAGTTTCAATAAGATATACTTGTTCTTTTAAAAACTGTTTTGATTCACTAAGTGGAGTAGCCGATGGATTTAATACGGCTTTGAATTCAGCAATAGCTGATTTTATAGCTGTTACTAGTACAGTTCTATATTTTTTATATTCTTGATATTTGGTAAGTAACTCTTGTACTTCTTTATCGTCGGCATATTTTGCATCCTTGGAAAGTATGTCGATTATTCCGTATAATTTTTTAGCTTGGTCAACTGTAATGCTTTCTTTTAAAGGTGTAAATATATAACCAAATCCTTCTGTTAATGCTTGAGCAAGTTTACCATTAGGAGCAGACTCATCATATCGAACAGCTTTGCTTTTTAATGCTTGAGTAATAATGTCATCTGCATCGTCAATCAAATCATACTTAGTACGATTTACATTACTTGCTTTGAACGCTTCACGTTCGTCCTTGCCCATCAATCCAAAAAATGCACTGGTCTTTGCTATGTCAGGAACTAAACCGTCTTTTTCCATTTGTTCAACTTCGGCTTTATAAGGCCCGAACCATGCATACTCGCCTTTAGCATCGACCCACTTACCATTCACTGGATCAAATATTCCAGGATAGTCGTGTTTCATTGCTAGTTGTCCAAGCTGTCTTCTACGTGCATTAGCATCTTGTATGGTTGCTATGGCTTCTAGTTCTTTTCTACGAACTCGCTCCATCAAAGCAATATATGATTCTTTTAATAATTGTAAATCGTAATCTAGCACTTCCTCAATCACAATGGCACTTTCCAACAACACTTGACGTTGATCAATAGTATCTAATTTATTTAAAAGTGCTTTCAAATCCATTTTAAATTCCTGTATTCTTTAAAGTGCTACGTAGCATCCATGCATGTTTTTTATGTGCGTCTTGACGATCTGCAATAAAATTACTTAGTCCGTGTTCGCCGTTTTGTTCTGCAAGATCGAATACTACTTTCATAAATTTAGCAATTTTTTCACTGTCTGCTAGTAGTTCGGCAAGCATTGCTTCTGGTGCTGGTACTGAGTTACTTTCTTGTATTGCACTGTATTTTAAAAATGCTGTATTACTACCAAGTGCGTATGCACCTAATTTACGAATATTTTCAGCAAATGCATCACGTGCTCCGTATACTTCGTTATAGATAGTATCTAATAAAGTATGATATTGTGGAAAGTTTGATCCTTCAACGTTCCAATGAAAAGAAGATGCCTTAACATAGTAGACATTTTCACTGGCAAATGCTATCTTTACCGCTTTGACTAGTTCGTCCATTACTTAGCACCTTCACTTACTGCCGCACCGGTTGCGTGTACCCCAATTTTCTTATCTGGATATTTACGTTCCATAGCATTTGAAACACGATTTGCTTCTTGACGTGAACCAAATACTTTCCATGATTTGCCATTAATACTAACAGCATAGTTATTTGTTTCATGGCCAAGTTCATGTTCCATTTCTTGACGTTTAAAATCTCTGTGATGTTCTCCGCGTAGGCCGTATTCAGCCGCATCTTGAGCACGTTGATACGCATCTTTGTGTTCATTAATTTCTGGATCATTACCTTGTGATTTTTCACTTTGTATATAATCCCACACAGTAACTAGATAATCTTCAGCTAGCGATATCTTCTCTTGGCACCATTCTGGCAAATTATCTTTATCTTCGATGGTATTCATTAATCCGTCTACGGCTCTTTGCAAAGTATGTAAACTACCTTGCGCCATACCTGCTTCGTCGTCGTATTCACCGTTGAATGACTCTTTGATACGCTTACCGTCTTTGTTGTATTTGCCAGATGCTTTCTTAGCAATGGCAATGGCCGCTTGTTGTGCGCCTTCTTTTGCGAGTACACGTTGAGCAATACGGCGTGCCTGTTCGCTAATAATTTCTTTCTTAGCTGTATCTTGTTCGGCTATTTGTTGTTCAGCTTCTGTATAGTATTGATACAACATACTGGACATTGCTGTTTTTTTAACTTCTTTAATAGTTCTTGGTTGAGCAACAGCGGGTGTTGAATAATGTTGCATGGCCATTTGTACTGGCAATGCAACTTTATGTGGATTAGCACCTTCTGTCACAACTGACAAAAATTTCTTCATGTCGCTGGAATTTTCTACAGGCTTTGTAGAACCGCTATCAATCGCCTGTAAAATTTTCTTCATGTCCATGGTATTACCCGTTTAGACGTTGTGTTAACACTTTCAAACGATCCAACTCCACTGACTCTTTAACAACTTCTTTCTTGCCACCCTTTTCGTCTTTACCAAGACGTCCAGCGATAACATCACCGCGTGTTACTTTGTCATAAGGCTTTGCGTTATTGGCTAAGTTACCGTCGCCTTTCTTGCCTTTGCCTTCTAATACATCTTTAGCACGAGCAATAGCTTCTTTAATTTTACCAGATGTTTTCATCTTAGCCAATTGTGCGCCTGCAATCTTTTCACCTTTCTCGCCACCGCCAGCGGCTTTAGCAACTGCTTTGAAACCAGTTGTCTTACCGTTGTTGTGTTTACCTAGATCGGCTTCTTTAACAGTTTTCTTTTTAACAGTACCTTTACCGCACTTGCAAGGATCTTTCTTGCAAATTGGACACATCTTAGCTTCAGCAGTTAATTTCTTACCTAAGTAGGAACCTTCGTCAACTTCTTTATCACGGTTGTCAAATTTTTCGTTGTCTTTCATGCCCCATGTCTTAGCACTCTTTGGAGAGAACTTTTGTGCTGGAGCTTTTTCTTTCTTCTCAGCGGCTGATTGTGCTTTAGCGTGGCTCTTAACACCCTTACCTGATTTGGCGTTTGAAGCAATTTCATCACCGTCATCATGATAGCTAGTATTTTTATGAACTACACCAGTAGATGTCTTAGTCAACTCGCCAGTGCGTGTCTTCTTTGTATCGCCGACCTTCATTTCATCTTTATCTTCGGACATCTTTTCAGACTTGTCTTTGGCGGCCTTCTTCTTAAGCTCTTTAACCTTTTCTTTAGCTTCTGCAAGTTTGCTGGTTAACACAGCACGTTTGCTTTCGCTTAGGTCAGTACTTTCAGAAATCATTTTGCTGTAATCTTTGAACTGTTTTTCATAGTTCAAGTACTGATATACCGTAGAAATATCTTCAGCGGCACTGATAATTTTGTTCTTAACCCAGCTTTCTAATAGATTTTCATCTTGGATTAATTTAAATAGTTTTGCACTTTGTTGTGCTGTTTTATATAGATCTTGTTTGGCCATTTGAGGACTCCGTTAACTTGTAATATTTATCTTTTGATGGCTGAGCCGCCACCGAAGATGTTGCCCTTCATGTCAAGAGCGTTTGTAGCTGTACCGTTTTTTTTCTTTTTCTGAACAATTTTGGGAGGTTTAGGAGCCTTTGTGCCGGACTTACCTGGACTTCCTGTATAACTTTTCTTACCACGTTTCTTACCAATAGCAAGATGTGGGCTTACTACAGTACCTATACTAGCCGAGCTTGTGGCGCCGGCAGTGGCTGTTTCTGATATGATTTCTCTTAATCTCATACGCCGTATCGGTTCTTTTTAACACTTGCTACTGGGCTGACAGTGCTTGTACTGGCTAATTCTTCGCTAGGGCCTTTTGGAACAATTACTGTACCTTTCTTCCCAAGTGTTCGTTCAGCAGTCTTAACTTTATCTTCTTCAACGCTGTTGGTAATCCAAACACTTGGACTATGCCCAGCTGGACCTTCTGAATCAGCATTTCCATCACCAGCAATAGCAATGCCTAATCGATACATATCGTAATACGTATCCATATCGTCATATCTTTTAGCATATGGTGCGGCCCGCTCGGTTGGTTTACCAAGTTTTTTTCTTGTTTCTGCAATAAATTCAGTTGCTCTCATTATCGTTTCCTACTGGCGCTTCGCCTGTCATATAAGGCAAACTAAACCATAATTTAAACCATTCTGGGGTTCCGGGTTGGATATTGTTTTTACGCATCAATTCTCCCTTGTTACTGCCAGTCACGCTGATATTACTACCTTGGCCAGCACGATACTCGTGTAGTCTTGCTTCACCACCTAATCCACCCATTCCAGATAATATCTTCAATTCTTGTACAGGATCGTTGGGTGCAAGATAACAGTCATCAGGACTATCCTGATTTAGATCTTGAGTGGTTATTCTATACTGTTTCATTATATACCGTATTTGTTACGTTTTAATTTTGCTGTTGGACTAACAGTATTTACATCATTTGTTTCGACAGAACCTTTGCCCGTACTGCTATTGGACTTAACACCCATTGTTTTTTCGGCGCCTCTTCTAATCTTGGCATCAGCTTCGGTATAATCAACCATAGCAAAAGAGTTGGCAATGGCACTTTTACGATCCATGTCTGTAAAATCAGGACTAGGAGCAAGTGCAATACCAAATCTATAAGAAGTATATGAATCGCTGTTATTCAATTGATCATATCGAGTCAAGTTGGGAATCGCATCTTTATCTATTTTAGAAATTGTGCCTCGGGCCTTAGCTTCGTAAATTTCTTCCAATGCTTGACCAATACGTACCCGACCTTCGTTGGGCACACAGTTGTTCACACGAACACCACCTTTGATTTTGGTTCCTTCTTTGTGCTTGCCCTTCCAGCATTTGGGATCTAGTCGTTGTTTTACTTCTGACACACTTTGCTGTCCGTGTTTTTTGAGGTCATTGTCAAACTGTTTGTTGGTAGCTCGATTAATACCTTTGAAACGTTTATCGCCGCGAGCATAATCACCTTCTGCATCTGCTTTCTTAGCGTCTGCATACGCGGCCTTTTTATACTTGCCTAATAGTTCTGTTGATAATTCCTTTAGATTTCTTTCCGCTAGTTCTTGTGCAGGCCCTTTTGTTTTGGTTTGTTTCATAGCGGCTTTCTCTGCTTTTTGTTGTTCTTTTTCAGCTTTGAGTTTTTCTCTTTCAACTTTTTGCTTTTCTTTATCCATTTCAGCTTGCATATAAGGCATCATGTAATGTCTTACTAGATTAAAATAAGGATGTCCTGCTACTTCTGTATTAGCAGATACTCCTGAATACTTCTCAAAGTCTTGTGGGTTATTATCTTTGATTGCTTGTCTAACCTTGCTTGCTTCGCTTTTTCTTTCTGCCTCGGACCAAACAATATCGTTAAATTTGTAAAATCCGTGGGGGCCTTCTAGCCCGTTTTGTTTTTGTAACGCAGGTACAAATATTTTTGCATCAGTTGCATCTGTAACAATATGTAATGTAACAGCACCGTGTTGTTTGTACACCATTGACGCTAGAGTAAACCAACTTTGTTCTGCCACCAAGTGATCTTCTAGTTCTGGCATGAATGTTTTCATAGCTTCCATTTTGATGTCAAATGGAAGCGGATCTTTAGGACCTTGTGTACTTTGATTTGTACCCACATACCATATAGGAAAACTAGCCGCAATATCCCAAGCGGCCTTGTGACCAAAGTGTGGAGGGTTAAATCGACCAAATATAATGGCCGCTTGGTCTTGTTCAGATTCTGTTAAGTGATATGCTTTCAATTTTTCCACCCTGGTGCAACAATCTTCATATTGCCGTGTTTGTGATTATCTTGTGCGTAACGAACATATCCTTCGCTATTGGTTGACCACACATCTGCATCGTGTGTATCGTTACTTATTTTGTATATGTCGTGTTTAATATCTCTAATAACTTTCATAGCATGAAATACTGCGCCTAATGCCTGCGTCTGCTTTTCAAGAGCATCTAATGCTTGTTGTTTAGGTAACGACACACGTGGCTTACCATTTGCTTGTGGTTCTGCCATCCAATCAAAAAATACCTGTGAGGTAATTTGTTCAAACGTGCCAGCCGCATTTTTTTGATTTAGGAACGGATAAAATATTCCATTTTTGTCAGTATGTGAAATACTGCCAACAAACTGATCAATTTTTGGACCGTTTTGTTCTAACCATGTTTGTTTTGTTTTTACATCTTTTATGACAGTAAGTTCTTCACCGCTTTTTGCTTGAGTAGGTGCAGTGCCATTATAAATTGGATCTAACACAATTAAGTCTGTTGTGCCATTAAACTCGCTGAAATCATCTCTGGGTTTTTGTGCAGAGTCCGGAGCACCAAATGTATCAAATGTGCCGTGCGCGGCTATCATGAGCTGTGCGTCTGCTACACGTTTACCTAAATCGCTATCGTTGCTGACATGATATTCAGTCGCACTGTGTGGGTTAGGATGCATGTTGTATACACCACTTTCATCCACTTCAGGTTTGGTAGCTGGCATAAAAATAGCATCTGCATATATAAAACCTACAAAGTCTTTGGGAGTGGCCGCATCAAATATAGGATACAAATTTGCAAACTCTGTGGCAAATCGCTGACGTTCGGGCGTTATTTCTTGTCCTTTGGCACCTTCACCACTTTTGTTCAAGATGAAGTTTTGCACAGCTTCTGGACTAGTAAAGTCGTCCATTGTGGTACCAGTATTTCTACCGCCCTTGCCCCAACCGTTGTGTCCTGCTAATACTAACGGGCCGTTCTTCTTTTCTCTGCCCCAGTAGATTTGAGGATTACCGTCCCATTTGAATCTCAGTTGTTTAGGCTCAGCTTTGATTTCGTCGAAATGTTGTAATGCTTCAAGGATGCCACTTACTCCGTGAAATATTACATAATGTTCTGGGTGGTTGAATGGTCTCCCCAGCATAGGAGGGATTTTGGGTTTTGCTTCTTCGCGGATGAATAATTCTCTAAGTAGCACTTATTTTCTCTTGTAATGACCGTCTTTGATCTTTTCACATTCATCATCGTGTATGTGTTTAGATACTTCATCTAATAATTCTTGATCTATATCGTCGGGAAGTTCACGTATTTGAAATTCGTTACAGTATGAGTTATAGGCTTCTTTGACAGCTTTTTTAAATAATGCAGGATTAGTTTGTTTACCTGATTCTAGCATATCACTACAATCCATAATTGCTGGAAAAGTATGACGTCGATATGCGTTATCGTTGTGTGTCATGTAGAATAACAGATCATCTTTAAGATCGAAATCTAATCCGTGCTTGTTACCATTTTTTTCTAATTCTAAATCGATGCTTTCGCAGAGTTCATTTATACGCATATATTGGCCCGTTTATCAAAAAAATACCCTAACTGGTGCAGTTAGAGTATTTATCGTAATACACAAAATGACTTTTATACTTCGGCCTGGTGTATAATACGCTGTACTTTGCTTATAGTACCGCCTAAATGCATTTTAGTCATGAGTAAATTGTTGTCTCCTGTGACATAGAAGTGTGTACCACCCCAACTTTTACCACGGTTTAAATCTCGTGTACAGCTCTTAGTTAGCTTGATTTTAGCATTATTTTCAGCCCATTCCACAAAACTGCTGTATTCCTGCTTGGTTGCGCCCATAGTAATACGATACTCGAAGTTCATCTTATTCATAATGATAGTATCGCTAGTTAGTACACCGTCCTCTGCTGGCTTACTGATAAATTTAATAGTGTCGGGGTATTTTTTTTCAAATAACCTAACTGACTTAATATCGTTAGTGTAAATGTTAATAATAGGTTGTTCCACACGCAAATCGTAGTCTATAATCTTTTTAAAATCACTGCATAGGGATCTTACATATTCTAAATCTTCGGTTGATTTGATTCGACTAGCCCAGTAGGAAAAATGTTCAGGATGCTTAACATCAATCTTTGCCAATTCCATAACAGCATTATCGATATCGCCTCCCCTGAACAAGGTAGCACTGGAACATATCAGTGCAATTTTGTACTGATATTTTCCTAAAAATAAGCTACGAGTTTCTTTATACTTCATTTTCTGTTATAGTAACCGTTTCAACATCACTTACAACCAATGGTAGCTTTGGAGTTTTTACTTTAGCAGTAAGCAAGATTTTGCCTTCCTCAACGCTAATATGTAGCCAGCCACCGTTTTTAAGTTCTCCAAACAACATCATCTTAGCAAGGTCACGCTTAATTTCTTTGTCGATAGTACGTTGTAGCGGACGAGCACCCATCTTAGCATCAAAGCCTTTTTCGATTAACCAATCAATTGCTTCGTTGTTAATTTTAATACGGATACCTTTTTCTTTAACCTGCTCACGCATTTCGTCAATGAACTTGTTAACGATCTTAACCATAACTGGTTTGCCAAGTTTCTTAAATGTAATAATACCGTCTAATCGATTACGGAACTCCGGCGTTAAGAATTTCTTCAAATCCACATCACTGTATTCTTTGTCTTGTGCGCCAAAACCAATAGCGTTCTTTTCAGCTGACTGTGCGCCAGCATTGGTTGTAAGAATAAGGATAAGTTGACGACAGTCAGCTTGTTTACCATTTGATCCTGTAATAAAACCGTTATCCATCATTTGTAGCAATACTGTGGCCACATCCGGATGTGATTTTTCAATTTCGTCAAACAGTAGAACAGCATTTGGATTTTCTTGAATCTGGGTAATCAACAAGCCAGCATTTTCTTCAAAGCCAACGTAGCCCGGAGGACTACCAATCAACTTACTGATACTGTGCTTTTCCTGATATTCACTCATATCAAAACGCAACAACTTAGTACCCATGTGTTTAGCAAGTGCCTTAGCTGTTTCAGTTTTACCTGTACCAGTCGGACCCATGAATACAAATGATCCAATAGGTTTGTTTTCTGATTTCAATCCTGCTTGCGCCACCATGATCTTATCTACAACTTCTTGTAGTGCTGTGTCCTGACCATAAACTTCTTTAGAAAGATGTCCTTGCAAGTTAACAAGTCCTTCGCTTTCTTGTTCAGCAACAACCTCTTCTGGAATCTTAACCATCTTAGCAAGTTCAAAACGTATGCCTTCGGAATTGACTACTCGTTCGCTATCTGGCATCTTCAAGTTAAAACGTGAACAAGCAACATCAATCAAGTCAATTGCCTTATCCGGTAGCTTTTTATCTGCTTGATATTTTACACTCAGCTTGATCGCTTCTTGCAATGCTTCGTCTTTAATTTTAACTTTGTGATGTTCTTCGTAGTATTTCTTAATACCCTTAAGAATTTGCATTGTAACTTCTACAGTTGGTTCGTCAACTGTGATACGTTGGAAACGGCGCATAAGCGCACGATCTTTTTCAAAGTGTTTACGATATTCTTCCCATGTAGTGCTGGCGATAACTTTGATAGTACCTTTGCTTAGTGCTGGTTTCATCATGTTGCTTAAATCGTTGGCACTGTTGCTTGCCGATCCTGCACCGCTGATCATGTGTGCTTCGTCGATGAATAAGATAGTTTTACCTTTCTTGGCTAATCCTTTGAGTACTAGTTTAAAACGTTCTTCAAAGTCTCCACGATACTTACTACCAGCAAGCATGGCACTGATGTCCAAGTTGAACACTTGATATTCTTTTAAGAAGTCAGGCACTGCACCTTTAACAATGTTAAAAGCAAGGCCTTCAGCAATTGCAGTCTTACCAACACCCGGATCGCCTACAAGGATAACGTTATTTTTACTACGACGTCCCATAGACAATGCAATGTTTTCCAGTTCGTCTACACGGCCAATAACTGGATCAATCTTACTTTTCTTAACTAGCTCGTTAAGATTAGTTGTAAAGGCTTTAAGGGCTTTATTACCTTGCATATCACCTTGATCCATCTCTTCTTCTTCGCCGCCTTCTAAGTTGTTATTAATATAGTCAGCAAATTTTTCTTTATCAATTTCTGCTTGTTGAATGTAAAAGTGTGCCCATGAACGTTTTTCGCTCATCATGGCAAGAAATACGTCTGTGCTTTCAATACGCTGACGTCCATTGAATAATACTTGTGTAAATGCTTTATTAAGTACACGTTCAACAACTTGAGTCTTTTTAGGCTTGGCTACAGGGCCAGCCGCAGTAATTTCATCGCATTTATTTTTTAAATAATGCTCGAGATTCTTTTTAATATATTCAGGATCACTGCCATACCCTTGAATAGCATTTGAAAATCCTTCTTCACACAGCATAGCAAACAAAAGATGTTCTATTGTTAAATATTCGTGATTGAGATTTTTAGCTGTATCGATAGCTTTCTCAAATACTGCTTGTAAATTGTCGCTTGGTTCAACCATTTAGTTTCCTTTGTTTTTTCCGTGCCATTTTTAATTTTAAATCACTTACGTATTCTGTAAATGTCACCCCATTTAAATGATCCAATTCGTGTTGGAAACATCTACTATCAAGGCCTTCAAGTTCTATTATACAGTTTTTTCCTGTATTGTCAAGATATGCGGCAGTTATTTTATTGTGTCGTGCAACCTTAAGCCAAAGATTTGGAAAACTTAAACAGCCTTCCTCACCGTCGATTTTATCATTGTCACCAAACATGATCCATGGATTAAAACATCCAAATTCTCGTCCGTCTGTAGTACGCATAACAAACACTCTGCGTAATAGACCAACTTGATTACCAGCCAACCCTATAGCATTGTTAGCCCGCATTAGTTCTATCATCTCTTGTTCTATAACAGCCGCATTAACATGGTTTTTAAAATCCCAATTCTCTGCTTGTTGTTTAAGAATTGGATCATCTTCTTTGTGTAATTTCAGCATCGAGTTGCCTTAACCTTTCTACTAAGATAGGATCTGTAACTGGTTTAGATTTAATTTTAACCACTGCTACAAATCGTCCTTTAGTACGGCGTTGTACATTAATAAATCCTTGACCGGTACTAGCAAACTCAACACCGGTGTCAACGCCTGCACGGATGTCAATATCAATATGTTGACCACTGATAGTTTTAACACTTTTTCTGCAACCAACTAGTGACTCAATAGGAGTAATTTCAACAACAGTATATAAGTCGTCACCACGGCGTTCAAAATTAGGATCACCCATCACAATAATAGTTACGTTAAGATCACCGCGTTGTATACCTTGTACGCTATCGTCACCTAATCCGTTGTATCTAATAGTTTCGCCGTGACTTATGCCAGCAGGAACATTAATTACAACAGTTTGTGTTCTTCCACTCGGTAATTGGAACTGTGCTTCTAGCTGTTTGCCAATGTAACTATCGAGTAATGTAATTTGACATTGGATATTCAAGTCTCTATTTTTACGTTGTTGCTGTCGATGCATCTGTCCAAATATATCTCCAAATGGATGTGCGCCACCACCAAACATCTGGCTAAATGGATCAAACCCGCCATTACCTGTGTGGAAATGAAACTGTTGTCCTTGTGGATGTCTACGCTGATGATCGTACTCAGCTCGTTTTTGCGGGTCGCTTAATGTGTCGTTTGCAACGCTAATATTTTTGAACATGGCTTGGTCACCACCTTTGTCGGGATGATGTTTATTAGCCAAGCTTCGATATGCTCGTTTAATTTCATCTGGGCTAGCGGTTTCGCTAACTCCTAGGGTTTGGTAATAATCAGTCATAGTCGTAATAACAGGTCTCAGTTAATAATAGTAATTATACTATCTTAAAGGAGACCTGTCAAGTTTTTGAATTACTTTTTCTTGGCAGGTTCTGGAACTTTATCGCCTTCTACTTTCTTGTGTACTTTGATTTTTTTACAATCTTGAACTTGCTTCCCAGTCTTTTTATCATTTACTGGTTTGCCTGCTTTGTCTACTTTTGGTGTACAAACTTCTTTAGTTTCGCCACCTGCGTAAGCACACACGGCAACGCCAAATGTTAAAATCAATGCTAAAATTAATTTCATATTATGCTCCTTTCTTAGCTAACATAGCTTGAACTTTTTCTTGAATAATCTTTGCCCAAAAAGGCTGTGGAAAATTCCATCCTACAAATGCTCCTAATGCTACCCAAAATAATGTATCTAACATATACTGCTCCTATTAAATTGCTGGCTGATCGTCTTGTGGAACAATCTTCTTGCCAGTTGCTGTTGTTGCTACTGGGGTTGTACCCCAACTTGCTGGTGGTGCAAAACTTGTTGCTGGCGCTGGAGATACGCTTCCAAACCCGCCTCCGCCAAAGCTACTTGGTGCTGTTGTCGCGGCTGGAGAACCGAAGCCCCCAGTCTGGGCACCAAATCCTGCTGAAGGTGCGCTAGGTGCTGTAAAGTTGCTTGATGGTGCTGATATTTGTGCTCCGCCATTGTTTGCTCCGTTTAATTTTTCTTGTGTACGACCAAATGCCGCAATACCAAGGACCGCACCCATGGCAATGTGGAATAATCCAGCACCTTGCAATGTTAATGGGTTCCATTGTGTAATAGGAGTATGAGTTACTGTTTGTAATAAACTCCATAAGATTGGGAATACAATCATGTCAAACATACAGACTAGCATGTACATCCAACCCATCATTGGACGCCACTTGCTGTTCATCCAATCTTCTTTCTTTTGTTCGCTTGCGCTCTTTACTTCTTCGGCCATGGTTCGCTCCTTGGGCTTTGTACTATTATTTAGTACATACTTGCTACATTAACTAATGCTTCTAATGCCGCATTAACTGCTATTTTTACTTGTAAATCGTGTGCTGATTCATTAATATTCTTTTCATGTGCTAAATCTTCTAGCATTTCCATAAATTCACCTTTGCTAATTTGCCCACTAGCCAAGGCATTTTTCAAGTCATTTGCACGAGTAGCTAGGTCTTGTAAACTTGGGTCGCCTGTATTAAACAGGGCTTCTAATTGTTGTTCTACGCTCATCTTGGTTTCTTCCCTATAACGTTTTGTATAGTAACAGCGTTCCGTTCGATACTACTAAACTTGGTAGTACAGTACATCATGCTAACTGGTTCTGTGCCTTTGTAACGGTCACTTAGCCCTTTAACAATCTCTGCTAACTCTGCGCTCATTTTAGTAGCTTCTTCATTGCGCGGAATACTTTGAGTATAGTTTTTCAGTTCTACAGTAGTACGCCAAATGCTATCTACTTCTTCGACTACTTCGGGCTTACCACATTTTGACGCACCTAAGTTTGCCTGTGTGCGTACACGATTAATTAACATGTATTCGTTATTATCAAATCGGGCCATCATGTATGCATCAATTAATGCACAACCGGACAAGCCCCATACTGCTAAAATTACTAATAATTTTTTCATTTGATGCTCTCAAAGATTTTCTTTTGACTATTATACCACTGAGTCCATGCATCTATTTTAATCTTACACTCTTGATACTGTCCATAGTTTTCAGTAACTACTGTAACAACTTCGCTTAGTTTAGTAGTACCTTCAGGAATAGTTTTTAAGTCTGGGCAAGATGCTTTTAATTCTTCAGGAACTTGTGGAAAATTCATAGTTACTGGAACACTAGTAGCACAAGCTGATAAGCACAATGCTAGTGCAATGATAATATATTTCATTTCTTACCTCCTGCGGCTTGATTTAAAATACTAATAGCTTCTGCATCGACCTTGCACTCTGCATCCATTTTTGCGGCTTCTTTAACAATGCGTTCTTGTACAACTATTTGCACTTCTTTGACAGTTTTTACTTTGTCTCTGTATTGTGTCTGAATAACAGTATTTGTTTCTTTAGATTTAGCTTCAGCCGCCACTACCTTTGCTTCAGCTTCTGCAACTTTGGCACGCCATGCTAATTCTGTATCATAGCCGCCGCGTAGCCATACACCTAGCACAAGTAATACAATGCCAACAGGTTTTAGATATTCAACATATCTGCCGTATACAGGTATAAACTTGCCAAACCATCCGGCAAATACTCCGGTAAGGCCAACAGCAATGATACCCCAGTAGACCCAATTGAGTATTGCATCTGGTATAATGCTAAACATCCAAGTAAATTGCCCCATGGCTTATCCTTGTAGTACGTGTATTGCGTGAGTATAATGTTTTTGACGATCTTCTAAACCTAATGTACCACCGTTAATACGTTTGGTCATTGTTAGAATGTCGCCTGAATCTGCGTATTGATTTAGGTTGTTAGCTTCCCAGAACCAAGCCGCACTTTGTACACAACCTTCAAATGTTGTTAGATGTTCACTGGCTTCGTCTAGAGTTTGTTCAGTACTGGCCGCATAACGACTGTAGTTGTCCTTGCCGGTTAACTGGATAAGGCCACGTCCACAGAATTTCCAACCATCACCAGACTCTTCAGGGCCGTTGCCCATACGTCCACCGTAAGCACGATTGGCAATTTTTTCTGGTTGCTGTGCGTACTGACGGGCTATGTCGATATTAGGAAAATAACGTGGCCATACTTTACAAAGACTTTCTGCTTTATAATTTAAATTTTCTTTAATAGCACGGAAGCCACCAGACTCGTGTGCGCATTGCGCTAAAAATGCGGCCACACGCTGTACTGTATTAATATCATAGTCTGGAAGAATTTCACAAAGTGATTCGTACCAATGATCCAAGTTTGGGTTACCAGGAATAATTTGTGCTAGTTTTTCTTTAGTAAAGTTAAATTCAAAATCCGCCATGTGCTTTCTCCAATATTAAGGCATATCCGTCTTTTTCTAATATAAATTTAGTTCCTACTTTGTTTATATTATAGTTGCCAATGTATTTTGTTAGATAGATAGTTTCAGCCATGCCGTTACCTTCTAACATAATTGGCCCTTTTGTCTGTTCATGCATTTCTTGTTTGGATCCAAAATCAACAATTTTTAAAGTAATTGGATCTTTGTGAACACGTTTTAGTGTAATTGTTTCGCTTAACAATTTGATATCGTCAACGTAGCTACTAGAAAAGAATTTACTAAAGTTATTCAAACCTTCTGTTTGAATAGACGTATCATATGCATCGCCATCCAGCGGAATCTTAGAAGTTAATTTTTCTAGTGTAGCATCTTGACTTTTGAATTCTTTATGGTAACGAAATTTAAAATCATCAATGTCTGTTAATTTACTAATACCATCTAACATTTCTACAATTTGTTCAGGTACGTGTCTGTTACGTTCTAACTCGACAAACACTCGGAATTTTCCATCATCGAGCTCGCCCTTAGTTGATTCAGAATCTAATACAAATTCGTAACCCATCTCAATAAAATTTTCTAAATCTTTTGCAGGAGCTTGCTCAAAAACTGTAAATGTTAATACAACAGTATCTCTATCATCGCCAACTTTACTTCTGTAATTGTCAATTTCAAAAATATCATCTACAAGATTTCTAAGATCTTTCGCTTTAAGTGATTCGTTAATATTCATATTATGCCGCCATCGGTGCCCCACCAGGTGGTGGCGTCATTGGTGCTCCGGGTGGCGGCATACCGCCTGCCATCGGAGGAGGACTTACTGGTGCTGTATTCAATTGATTAGCCGCATTAGTATCTAGTGGAGTTGGTGGTTGAGTTTTCAATCCATCGTCACCTAATTCTTCTCGCATTCTGTTCATGTAACCTTTGTAAATATCAACTACTAATTTCTTTGGCATTGTAACTTCTACAACCCAGATAGGTTTACGATCCATGAATCCTTTCTTAGTGCCTGGACGAATATCGCTAGGTTGTTTAATAGGACGAGCTTCCATTAAATGTGTCTTTTGATAGCTGATTTTACAGCCAATTTCTTGCAATCTCTTAGCCGCCATCGGGTCCGGCATCTTATCGCGTGGCCACATGAAACTAGCAGTGATCCAGTGACGCTCTACTTTAGGCCCAGATGCTAATTCGCCGTCACTCCAGTTTTTATATACGTACATATCCATTTCGTCAAGCACACGTTCAAAGTCTTTAAGCGCGGCTAAACTACTATTATTTTCGTATAGTTCTTGTATGTTTGTAATAACATCTATGATATCATGCATTATTTTTGTCCTAGAAGCTTCTATACTTATTTAGCTGGTTCGAAATCATAACGTATCACTTTATTATTCTGTGTATTCTGTAAATACTATGTAGGACGAACGGTAGTTATCGGGCGGTCACTACAGTCGTTCTACATCCCCAATGTAGGAGACATTAAACAATGAGTAAGCAAAGAGTGAAAAAACGTTTTACGTCAGAAGTTAACGTGTTAGATTTTCAACCATATCTTCCGCAGAAAAAGCAGAGAGTAAGTCTGTATGCGCGAAGCCCGAACCAACAAACATACCTCCAAAAGTTACAAGATGAAACCAAAAGTATCGTCTTGGCTATTGGCCCAGCAGGCACGGGTAAAACCATGTTGGCTGTACAAAATGGTATCAAACAGTTTCAGGAAGGTTTAGTTGATAAGATCATTGTTACAAGACCCGCCGTCAGTGTGGACGAGGATCTAGGATTTTTACCAGGTACGCTAAATGAAAAAATGGCACCGTGGACAAGACCTATATTCGACGTTCTAGGAGAGTATTATCAAACCAAAGACATCGCTAAGATGTTAGAAGAAGGAGTGATAGAAATAAGTCCACTAGCCTATATGCGTGGACGCACATTCAAGAATGCCTATATTATTGCAGATGAAATGCAAAATGCGACAATCAATCAAATGAAAATGCTACTGACTCGATTGGGAGAAGGGTCTAAGATGGTAGTGACAGGAGATTTGGCGCAAGCAGATCGTGTCAATGATAATGGATTAGTGAACTTTTGCGGCTTATTGACCAGCAAGACACTAAAACATATTGACATTGTGCAATTTGACCACAAAGATATTGAACGTCACAATGCAGTCAAGGAGGTGTTATCGCTGTACGGTGATTAAACCAACGTCAAAAGAATAGGGGCGTTGTTGCCCCTATTTTTATATCTGCGTTACTTGTATACCCGATTTTTCAAGAAACGTGACACCACTAGTATCCCTATAAGAGTTCCTATATAGAACACTGCCAATACCACTTTGGTAGATAAGTTTGGCACAGTCCAAACAT